CGAATGGGCTAAAGCAAACCACCCTACTGATCATATGAACGAAGTTATTGAGAAAGCAATCTCAGGTAAAATAACACCTAAAAACGAAGATGTAACTGAATTAGACTGGTTACAAGCAGAACAACCAACTGAACCAATAACAGAGTAATATGAAGGCAAGATTAGAAAATGGAGAAATAAAAGTATATCGAGAAATGCCTCAAGCTTTTTTAACAGTTTCTGGGTTCTTGCCAATTGTTAATGGCCTACAGTCTATTGTTGGTCAGGCAATACCTAATGCTTTATTAATGTCTGAAGAAGATTTAAAAACATTTGGTTTCTTTGATGTTGTTATTCCAGAGTGCGATTGGAGAATACAGGAATTAACAGATATTTATTTTGATGTAGATGTTTTTAAAAAAGATGTTGTTGCTAAAAAATTACCTTTCACAATAGAGGAATATAAGCAGCAAGTTATTGATAATTATGATATAATTTTATTTCGAGAGTTTTTTAAAACAGATTATCATTATATAAAGCAACTTGAACTTGGAACAGAAATACCACAAGAGGTTTTGGATTCAAGAGCAGCATTAAGAACGGAATCTACAGCTATAAAGTCAGAAATAATGGCTTTAACAACAAAAGAAGATGTTTTAACTTACAATTTACCTAATTATTATATATAATGGCGGTACCTAGCAGCGGACCCTTAGATCTTTATGGAGATATAGCTACGGAATTAGGAGTTGCTCAAAACGCGGTTTCTCTAAGGGCTATGTCTCAGATAGCGGGTTTCTCTACACCGGATGAGATGTCTGAATTTTATGGATATAGTAGTGTAAACTATTTTCAGGAGGCAGATATTTTTGGAGATGGTAGTGGAATTGCATTATACAATTTAGATGGAAATGTAGGTGATTTGAGTGGAAACTATAATGGAAGGGCTTATACGCAGCCAATTTATCAGGCGGGTAAATTTGATTTATCTCTTAAACTACCTTCTCAAAGTTCTACGGGTGTATGGCTTCAAAACATACCTGACAGAATGTTGGTAAACTCTGTGTCTTTTTGGTTTAAAAAGCCAAGTAACCATCCCACAGGAGAAAAATTATTATTTTGGCTTAGAGATGGATTACATACTTGGATAGGTTTTAATAATAATCTATTGGTTACAAGAACATTCAATGGAAGCACAGAAAGTCTGTCTAATGGAATATCTGTCAATGATAACCAATGGTATCACTTTTGCTTAGTTTCTAATGGAAGCACTAAAAGCATATACTTAAATGGCGCAAATTATCAGGATTATTCTCAAGCTGATTATAACACAAATGATGGATATGCTAGGACTTGGCTATACCATTATAATACTAGCGGCATTAGCAGCACTTGTGAATTAGACCAAGTTAGGATTTTTAATAAGGCTTTATCTCCAACTGAGGTAAATGCATTATTTTTTGAAACACCAGGACAATGTGCGCCTCAACCTTCTAATCCATCAGGAACAATAGCTAATTGGAAGCTAGAAGGTAATTCAAATGACTCTGTTGGTAGTTATAATCTGACTGCTAATAATATAGTGTATACAACAGGTAAATTTTGTAAAGGAGCTTTTTTTGATGGAGCAGCAACTACAGGAGGATGGCTTGATAATTATACAATAGCCAATCAGATGTTTAGAGGTAATTTTACTTTAAGTTTTTGGGTATATCAAAATCAGAATGGTAACGGAGAACAAATGTATGCACACGCTCAAGATGACAATAACGGACACTTGCCTTATTTAGAAATAAGAAGAACTCAGAGTCAAATATTAATGGCTTTAAGACTAAACAATAGTGCAGGCACCTCTGTGTTTACAAATGTAGCTTATGACACTTGGACAATGATTACATTGGTAGTGGCAACTAATCAGGTGAGATTCTATATCAATGGGTCTCCCATAAAAAAACAATCGGTAGTGAATGATTATGTCACTAATTTTTCAGGGCCTTTGTCATTTGGTAGAGCTAGACAGAATTGGATTAATAATAGTTTCTATTATTTAAACGGAAGGATTGACAATCCAATTGTACTAAATAGGGCTTTAGAGGACTTTGAAGTTACCAACTTGTATAATTTATAACAAAATGACTACAGGCTTAAAAATACAGTTATTAAACTTGTAGGTTATTAAAATAAAATAAAATGAATACAATTAGAAAAATAAGTGTTGGCAGAGACTATAAAGTTGACGCTATGCACTACCAATTAAATCAACAAGTTTACGGAGGACACATTATTTGTGATATAATAGAAGAAGAGAATGCTTATTGTGTGTACATTAAAAAAGATGATGATATATTACCATGGAAGTCTTTTAATAAGAACATGGGAATAAGCATTGAATTTAATTTAGATTATGAATAGTCCAATAGATTTTATTGTACAGCCAAAAGAAAAAAGATATAACAACACAAAACAAATTAACGGAACAGAGTTAGTATTAAATACGTCTGTTGAAGACCATAAATTTGTTAGCAGAGAAGCAATAGTAAAAGCAACTCCATTAGCGTTCGAAACAAATATAAAACCAGGAGATGAGCTTATAGTACACCATAATATATTCAGAAGATTTTATGATGTACATGGAAATGAAAAGAATAGTAAAAGCTATTTTAAAGAAGATACTTACTTCTGCGGTATGGACCAAATATTTTTGCACAAGCAAGATGGCGAATGGTTTGCTATACACGGTTATTGTTTTGTAGCACCCATAATAAAAGAAAGCAAAGGTTTAATATCTACAGACGTAGAAGAGCCGCTGAAAGGTATTGTTAAATATACCGATAATTCAGAATTTGTTTTAAAAGAACAAGTTGTTGGATTTACTCCTGACTCGGAGTATGAGTTTATAATAGACGGAAATAGACTATATAGAGTACCACTTAAATCAATTTCAATACACTATGACCGCAAAGGAAATGAAACAGAATATCATAACAGCTGGCTATAAAGCAGTTGAAGAATTAATTAAAGTTGCTCGTGAGCAAATTATAGATTCAGAAGATGATATTAGCGCCGACCGCTTAAAGAATGCTGCGGCAACAAAAAAATTAGCAATATTTGACGCGTTTGAAATACTTAATAGAATTGAAGACGAAAAGAATATTTTAGATAACAAGCCAAAAGAAGACGTAGAAATTGCGTTCTCTGGGTTTGCTGAAAAAAGAAGTAAGTAATGTACGAACAGTCATTATTTAAAATTATAGAGCCTATCAAGCATACTACAATAAATAGACTTAATAAAGCTAAATATTGGAAGTATGGTTATGATAAGGAGCACGACGTAATCGTTATTGGCCATACGGGCCAAATAGGAGAGATATATGAGATCCAAAACCTAAAGATAGCATTACCTAAGGTTCCTAAAGAAGTACACAATACAGGAGGTAAATGGACTCCGTCTGAGTATCCTAAAGAACTTAAGAATATTAAAACAATATTCGATTGGGAATCTTATTCTAATGACTTTAAAAGCAAATGGGTTGAATATATTGAAAATGAATTTACGCGAAGGGAAGAAGGATATTGGTTTATTAATAAAGAAGTGCCTACTTATATTACTGGTACCCATTACATGTACTTGCAGTGGACCAAAATTGATGTTGGGCAGCCAGACTATAGGGAAGCAAATAGATTATTCTTCTTATTCTGGGAAGCTTGCCAGGCCGACAGTAGGTGTTTCGGAATGTGCTATCTTAAGAATAGACGGTCCGGTTTTAGTTTCATGGCAAGCGGAGCAACGGTTAATTTGGCAACAATATCTTCTGATGCTAGATTCGGAATACTCTCAAAATCTGGGGGTGACGCTAAGAAGATGTTTACAGACAAGGTGGTACCTATATCAATCAACTATCCCTTTTTCTTCAAACCGATCCAGGACGGTATGGACAGGCCCAAAACCGAAATCGCATTTAGAGTACCCGCGTCCAAGCTTACAAGAAAATCCATTGCAAAAACCACGGATACCAAAGGTCAACTACAGGGACTTGATACGACCATCGACTGGAAGAACACCGGTGATAACTCCTACGACGGTGAAAAGCTCAGACTTCTAGTACACGACGAAAGTGGTAAATGGGAAAAACCAAACAATATATTAAATAACTGGAGGGTTACAAAAACTTGTTTGAGATTAGGTAGCAGAATCATAGGTAAATGTATGATGGGCTCTACTTCTAACTCTTTAGATAAAGGGGGAGATAATTTTAAAAAATTATATGAAGCATCAGACGTTACAAAAAGAAACCGCAATGGACAGACTAGCTCAGGATTATATTCTTTGTTCATTCCTATGGAGTGGAACTACGAAGGATTCATTGATACTTATGGATTACCTGTCTTCAACACGCCTGCAGAACCAGTTGACGGACCTTATGGAGACAAGATAGAAGTAGGTGTTATAGAACACTGGGAAAACGAAGTAGAAGGTTTAAAATCTGATCAAGATGGTTTAAATGAATTTTACAGGCAGTTCCCTAGAACAACAGAGCATGCGTTTAGAGATGAAGCTAAAAACTCCATCTTTAATTTAACAAAAATATACGATCAAGTAGATTACAACGAAGGCATTGGTATTTCTAATGTAGTTACAAAAGGAAACTTTGCTTGGGAGAATGGCATAAAAGACACTAAGGTTATATTCTATCCAGACAAAAACGGTAGATTTAATATATCCTGGATTCCGCCTTTAAACCTTCAAAACCGTGTAATAATAAAAAATGGTACAAAAGCGCCAGGAAATAGCGACTTAGGCGCCTTTGGTTGTGATAGTTACGATATATCAGGTACAACAGACGGAAGAGGTTCTAAAGGAGCTTTGCATGGGTTGACAACTTTTTCTATGACAGAAGGAGTTCCACCTCATCATTTCTTTTTAGAATATATTGCAAGACCTCAAACCGCGGAGATATTTTTTGAAGATGTATTGATGGCATTAATATTTTACGGTATGCCAATACTAGCAGAGAATAACAAACCAAGATTGCTGTATTATATAAAAAGAAGAGGTTATAGAGGGTTTTCAATGAATAGACCTGATAAGTTAGCTGCAAAGCTATCGCCTGCTGAAAAAGAAATTGGTGGTATACCAAACTCTTCAGAAGATATAAAACAAGCTCACGCAGCTGCAATTGAAACATATATACAAGATTATGTAGGAGCTTTTGAAAACGGTGACTACGGAACATTATATTTTAATAGAACCCTAAATGATTGGGCTAAGTTTGATATAAATAAGAGAACGGCGTTTGATGCCGCTATAAGTTCTGGATTAGCTATAATGGCTTGTAACAGACACAAATATATGCCTCAGTCAGTTAAAACAACAACAAAGTTAAACTTTGGTTTTACGAGGTATGATAACAAAGGAGCATTTTCAAAAATAATAAAATAGATGTCAAAAGTATTACCAAGAGGTGTATTCCCGAGCCAAGCGGTTTCAGATTCAGAAAAAGCTTCTAAGCTATATGGTTTAGAAATTGCTAGGGCTATTGAATCGGAATGGTTTAAAAGAGATTCAGGAACTGCACGCTACTATGCAAACAGAGACAACTTTCACAGACTACGCTTATATGCTAG